CGCTCGTGGGTTGAAGTTATTCTGGAGAAAGTCTGTGAACGATAGCGTCGGAGCCTGACCGCTTTGTATCTGCTGCCCGAGCGCACCGAGGAAGCGGTTCTCGACCTGCGGGAACAAGTTCCCAAAGAAGTTCTGTCTCGAATACCCGCCACCACTAACACCTGGCTGTGCGAACAATGCAGCCCGTCGTCCGAGGGGGTCTTCCTCAAGAAAGCGAAGGAACGGGTTATCGAAGGTTTGCATCGTCATGGCTATAGCCCAAATCGACTACGGAGGAAGTCTACAAAGTTACCCTGCGCCTGATCGGTGGTCCCTCCAGCAATATTAGCTCCCATTCCACCGGTCCCTTGAGCAGCCTGAAACTGTGCCTGCAAATTTGACGGTCTGAAACGGTCGCTTCGATATAGTTCGTTTGCGATAATCGGGGCAAAACTAGATCGCGCTGATTGCAACGCAAGATTAGCCAACTGTTCTCCGAGGTTTGAATTTGCAAAATCGGGATTTGTAAACGCCGAAATAGTCCCTAATCTACCTTGAGGGTCCGTCTCGAAGCCGGTTTCGGTATCGTAGATTCGACCTTCTCTTTGCGGGAAAAATTGATGTGCGCGTGAAGTCAAATCTGCGAGACTACCGAACGCAGAGCGCGCCCTGCCCCCCAACCCTGTGAGTCCGGGTGCTGCGCCGGTCAGAAATGACTCAAATGTTCCGGGAGTTCTACCAGGCGTCTGAAGCCCTGCAAGAGCCTCTTCGCCAAAGAACGCTGCCTGCGCTGGGTCATACCGTCTTTCCTGAATAGTGCGCCCAAGCGTTCCCTGTTGATAACCACGCTGCCCAAGATTCCGCAGGAACGACGCAAATCTGTTTGCCTCGGAAAGTGGCACACCCTCAAGATCAGCACCGCCACTAATCCCGCGGTCATCTTCTCCAAGAATTGTTGTGCTAACTGGCTTACTAGCAGCGACCATACCTGGACCTAACTGCCCAACTGTCGCTTGATTCGCCTGTCGGGAAACGGGAACCAAGTGAGGGTATTGACGCACGGCAGCGTCAATACCGCCAAGCAAGGATACGTTTACAAGAATAATGTTCCCGTCTGGGTCACGCATCCTCCAGATTTCGTCTTGCGTTCCACCGCCGCCCATTCCAGGTTCTAAGTTGTCTCCTATTGCCATTTCGTTCTCCTACCCGAGTTCCAGTCCCGGTATACCTTGTGCGTTCGGTCGCGGTACGCCCGCGTTCGCTGTTGGATCATTCGCTCCAGGCGAAGGCCCGAGTGGAGTTCCTGCTAGTGGCATTTGTTCTGGAGTCATGCCGTTTGTTGGAGACGGAGGGCTACCCATTGGAACTCCCATTGGGCCTCCCATACCGCCTGCCGGTGCTCCCATTCCCTGTGCTGCGCCCTGAACAGGATTCTGACTCATCATTTGCATGAACGCAAACTGGCGCGCCTGGTCTTCCATGAATTGCTGGGCTTTAAGCCGCTGAACCTGTTCGGCAAGGTTCTGAACAACAATCATATTCCCTGCTTCAAGCGCAGACTGAAGTTGTCCCATAAGAAGGTTCTCTGGAGTCGCAGCAGTCGCCAACTGTAAATCCACCCGGCGTTCTTCAAGTTGGGCATCCTTGAGTCGAAGAATGTCTTCCTTGATGAACGTGTCCGAGACAACCGGCCTGCCTTCAGCATTAGGCCGTCTCGCAAACTCGGCCATCATCCACTGGGCCTGATCGTCTTGCGGAAGACTGGGAACAAGTTCGACCGTGAGCGGGCCGTGTCCCTGAATCTCTTGAGGCGTGATTTCGCGTGAGAACCCTACGTTGTCGAGCAACTTGCCCGTGACTCGCAACGTCTCGTACTGGCCTGTCTCGTACTGGGCCATCAACGCCTTTACCGCTCCCTGCATACAAGCCTCGACTGCATGAGCGAACGGTCGTGCTCGGTCTCCAAGAACCGAATTAAGGATCGTAAGCGCGCGACCCGACTGGGAGCCAGAAGCAATTCCGCTCGCAGAGGGTGGTGTGCCGCCGCTAATAAGATCGGTGTTGATAAACCCGAGGTTCGTAATCGCACCGTTCTGGATCGCAGGGAGGTCGAGAAGACTTACATCCTCTCCTAACGAACTGTTAAGCGTGATCTGTCCTGCTTTATCAGGCTCTTCTTCAAGCGTGAACTCGCCACCCGCCGAAGTCGTCTTGTATATACCCGAGTTTTGCTTCGCAAGATTAGACGTAAGGATCGACTTGACCCGGTTGTCCGACTCGTAAACCGCCCGGTTCGCCGCGAAAACAGACTCGCCAAAGCCCTCAAGCCCCTGAATCTTCCGACTCTCGTTGACACCCATCGTCAAACTGAACGAAGCAGTCCCCGGGTTCGACCCGATCCCGCGAATAGTGATGGGGTCTTCTACAGAAAAGGTGTTCGCAGGCTTCTTTGCGTACTTATGCTCGCTCGGGATGATGACCGAGTTCATCCATCGACCCTTTTCCTTGCGGTAGTAATCGACAACCTTCTCCTGCATGTCGTCGTTATTCGTATCTTCAGAGGTCTTGTCGAACTTGAAGTCGTATTCGTCCTCTATCGCAAGGCGATTCCGCATCGTGATGATCGCAGCCCAGATCAGACCCTCCGAACCCATCTGGAAGACAAGCTGACGCGGATCAATCGGAGTCAGGTTTACTTTTGTAGACCCGTCCTGACGTTTCGTAAGGAGGTTACGGCAGGCTACCCAGCCGCCTTCTACGATTGCAAAGTGAGATAGCGTTGGCTGGAAGGGCGTAGTGCCGACCTTGACCAGGTTCTCGTCACCTAGACGAAGCATCCCAATCGCAACACGTTCGGCATCCTGGTCTACGTTGTTGGCCTGGCCCTCTTCGACTTCGGACTCGATCTTAACAATCGCAGGAGCGTAGCCGACAATCGAGATAACTTTGTCTGCATGAGTTCGTGGTTCGTTTGACGTATAAGCGTCTTCGGGGGATATGCCATCACCGGCTACCGGCTCGAACGGTACAAGGGCATATCGTTCCATGTCCGCATCCATGCGGTCCCAGAGAGGTTGAAGTGCTTTCTCACGCAGTTCAATGCGTTCGAGGATTTTCTCAATAGCGTCACGTTCGGCATCACGACTCATCCGTCGCCGTGGCTCGCGCGGGCGTCCGTCATCTGCTAACCGTGCATTTTCAAGACGCGCTTCAACAGTAGTCACTTAATACCTCGTCAACGCTGCTCGCCTACGGCTGCGTATATTTCGGACATGCGGTCGTTTTGGCCCCTGGTTCGCTGTTGCGTAGCCAACCTGGTTGATCCAGAGATATGTGAGAGCCTTGATTCCATCGCAGAAATCATCTTTAGGGACTTTCCCTATCACATCACCCATGCGGTTCTTATTCCATGAGTATATGTGAGGCCGATTATCCACAGGACTCAGGCAATGCCCGAGTTCTGAAAGGATGCCGGTACACCGTGGGTGGAACAGAACCTTCGGCTCACGAAACTCCGGGTCGTACTGAAGCATCGTGTTAAAGCGGTCAATACCCGGTTGGATATTAACCCTTTCGTGCATAAGTGTAAGGCCTGTTTTCTTTTGCCACACCTCTGTATTGGATTCCTGCGCGCCCGCGTGGAATGACCCGGCTATGTCGATAACCCCGATTTTCTTCGGATTCTTCCACCAGTATTGATCCATCGCCTTCTGGCATATCTCGTCTACCGTCATGTGATGTTCGTAAATCTGGTCGATAACGTGCCATTGCTGGAATGACCGACCGTCAGGACGCTGGATGTTCTTTTTCTGCGCCACGACAATCGCGTAATTAGACGATGCACCCGAATACCCGGGGTCCATACCGAGATAAATCGGCAATGCAGGATCGTATTCAACCTCTTTGACGTGAACAGTGGAGTCGAACCTGTCGTGAACACGACCGCTCGGAGGACTCGGAACGGCAAGATACCGCTCCATGAACAACGCTTCGGGCAGTTCACGCTCCAGTTGCTTGAGTTGCGTGTTTTCCGCACCTCCAGGCCACGCAAACGGGTTGTCCTGGGATCGGAATGAGAAGACCGCAGCCTTGTCTAACGCGGCCTCTGTCTCGGACTTCCACTTCATATACTGGGTCGGATACCAGCCGAGAGAGCCTTCCAGGGTTCCCGACATGATGAGTTGTCCGAACTTCCCGTTGGACTGGCCTCGTATCTGGCCGAGGCGACCTTGCGCCCTGAGATAGAAGTCGTGGGAAAGCAGCGCAGCTTCGCAGGCGAGTATCCAAACCGGCCCTTCCGCGCGCATCGCGTTCATAGGGTCTCCGACAGACTTCGTTTCTATCTTGAAAGTCTTGCCGTTTGGCGTGGGAATCTCGATTGAACCGGGGTCGATACGGGCGGTTTGCCTGAATCCCCCCTCTTTTCCCCTTGTCTGGGCTATCTCGGGCATCTGCATAAGCCATTCGCCTATGCAATCGCGCATTTCGGTCGCCGTCAGGTTGTAGTTATCCGCAACAACCCACGCAACATTCCCGCCCGCGTCTAAAGGATAGGTGGATATAAATTCCAACGCGAGAAGATACGCCTTCATCGCCGTTGTGGTGGTCTTCGCACCCCGGTCTCCGCCGCAAACAAGGTACGTTTCCGCCGTATCGTTGAAGATGAACTCTTCGTGAACCGCAGACGGGGCTACCCAACCCTGCCCCGGATGACCGACAGGGTCGGAATCGTCAAGTTGCGACCAGAGCGCGCGTATGACAGGTTCAGATAGCACAATCGGAAGTGTAACAAAGTGAAATGACCTGCCCCGGAGATATACGTACCTTATTGGAGAGAAGGTACTCGGGGCAGGCCACAGGAGGGATGCGGCTATGACCCCGCACAAAAAGGAGTGTATCAGGTCGCAGAGACAAATCTGTGATACAGTTCTCGTACTGCCTCCTGCTCTTGCGACCTATATGTTTGAGCATTGGGGCAGTAACGCAGGAGCCGGGGGCTTTTTCTTTTGGCAAAACGCAAAAATCGTGGGATGTTCGGGAAAGGCTTATCATTCATGGCCTTCTTGGATGACGCTGTCTGTGGCCTCAAAGCAACACAGAAGGGACGCGAGTTCATCTGCTTTAAGTGGAAAGGCCACAACGGAACCCACAAGATGTACGGCGGTCTTAAATACAACTAAACTCCGACAAAGCAAATACAACCCCCGCAACAAAACCTGGCAATGCCGGTAGCGAAGCAAGCGCAATCCCGTTCTCGCGCTGCCTGTTCCAGCAAGAACTAAAACTGCTCACAACACAACACACCCCCCTTCCTCACGCG